TTTAAGTGTTGAAGGTTGTCAATCAATTCCATAGTCATTTCGTTTTGGTTTCTCCAAACATACACAAAAAACTAACACACACAACATTACATAGTTAACTTATAAAAGTTAATCAACTTAAAAAGAAAATAAAGATGGCTACATCAATCACAACTACATATGCAGGAGAGTTTGCAGGAAAATACATCTCTGCCGCATTGTTATCAGCCGACACTATTGAAGGTGGCGGTATTACTGTAAAACCAAATGTAAAGTTCAAAGAGGTAATGAAAACTCTTTCAACTAACGCATTGGTAAAAGACGCTGCTTGTGACTTCGCTGACCAAAGCACAGTTACTCTTGCAGAGCGTATCCTACAACCAGAAGAGTTCCAAGTAAACTTGGAATTATGTAAGAAAGATTTCCACAACGATTGGGAAGCAATCCAAATGGGTTACTCGGCTTTTGATAGCCTTCCTCCATCATTCGCTGATTTCTTAATCGGTCACATCGCTGCTAAAGTAGCACAGAAGACTGAAGAGAACATTTGGCAAGGTGCAACTGCTAACGCAGGTGAGTTCAACGGATTTGAAGCTCTATTGGCTGCTGATGCAACAGTTTTAGATGTAACAGGTACTACTGTTACTGCTGCTAATGTTATTGACGAGTTGGGTAAAGTAGTTGATGCTATTCCAACCGCAGTATACGGAAAAGAAGACTTGTACATCTATGTATCTCAATCTATCGCTCGTGCTTATGTTCGTGCATTAGGTGGATTCGGTGCTAACGGTCTTGGAGCAAATGGTGTAAACAACTCTGGTACTACTTGGTACAATGGTGGTGACCTTGCTTTTGATGGTGTTAAATTGTTCGTATGTTCTGGATTGAGTGACGATACAATGGTAGCAGCACAGAAGTCTAACTTGTTCTTCGGTACAGGTTTGTTGGCTGACCACAACGAGGTGAAGCTAATTGATATGGCTGACCTTGATGGTTCACAAAATGTTCGTGTAGTAATGCGTTTTACCGCAGGTGTACAATACGGAATTGGTGCTGACATCGTACTATACTCATAAGAGTTAGTTTAGTTAATAATTAAAGGGGCAGGTAGGCATATGCTTGTCTGCCCTTTTTTATAAAAAAAATAAAAGAAATTATGGCTTGTGATTTAACTAAAGGTCGTGCGTTACCTTGTCGTGAATCAGTAGGTGGTCTTAAAGCGGTTTACTTTGTAAACTTCGGTGATTTAGGAACTATCTCTGTTACATCCGATGAGGTTACTGATATGACAGGAACATTCTCTGCTTACAAGTATGCGCTGAAAGGCACATCTTCAGTAGAGCAAACTATTAACGCTTCTCGTGAGAACGGAACAGTATTCTTTGACCAAGCGGTTAGCCTTACTTTGCCTCAATTGAGCAAGGAGGATAACAACGAAATCAAGTTATTGTCTTACGGCAGACCTCACATTGTTGTAGAGGACTACAACGGCAACGCTTACTTGGTAGGTCGTGAACACGGAGCAGATGTAACAGGTGGTACTATTGCCTCTGGAGCAGCTATGGGAGATATGAGTGGTTACACTCTTACCTTCAACGCTATGGAAGTAACTGTTGCTAACTTCATTGCAGGAGCAACTGATGGCAACCCATTCGCAGGAATGAGTTCAGCTACAGATACTATTGTTGTTTCGTAATTAAGTAGTATATTAGCAACGGCACTTGACATAGGTGTTTTGGTTTGGTTAGGGCAGCTCTTCGGGGTTGCCCTTTCTTTTTGATATAACACTTATACCTCTTGGTGGTTAACCTATTATGCATATAGTAACTACAACAGACAAGAAGATATATTTCGTTCCAAGAGCGTTTGATACAAGTGTATCTGTTAAGATTACAGATGAGGAAACCAATGTGTCCGCTACGGAGTCTCTAACGGCTACGAAAGAGGCGAATTACTTGCATATAACACCTTCTTATACATTCGTAGAGGGTAAGTATTACACGATAAGAATAACAGGCTCTAACGAGATATATAGAGGTAAGGTTTATTGTACGAATCAAACCGACCTTGAGAAGTTTAGTGTCAACAATGGTGAGTTCACCTATTACGAGGATACTGATAATGATAATCAATACATTTACCGATGAGCAATATACGCATCGTAAACCTTGCAACGCATACTACCCCACAGGTTGTAGAAGACAATCGTAAGCAATGGGTAGCCTATGGCGAGGACAATAACTACTTCCAATACCTTATAGACAGGTACAATGGTAGTGCTACAAACAATGCCATTATAAATGGTATGAGTGAGCTTATCTACGGCAAGGGGCTATACGCTACCGATGCTCAAAGAAAGCCAGACCAATATGCACAGATGAAGTCTCTGTTCTCTCGTACTTGTATGAGGAAGGTGACCTTTGATTTGAAGGCTATGGGTCAAGCAGCATTCCAAGTCATCTACAACAAGGACAAAAGTAAGATTGTACAAGTAGAGCATATGCCTATTGAGACCTTACGCTTTGAGAAGATGAACGAGGATGGTGATGTATGTGGTTACTACTACTCAAAAGATTGGACAAAGATTCGTAAGAAAGGCTTTGAGCCTGTACGCATCCCTGCGTTCGGTCACGGTGAGAAAGGTGAGGGTCTTGAGATTTATTGTATCAAGCCTTATCGTAGTGGATTCTATTACTACTCACCTGTAGACTATCAAGGTGGATTGCCTTATGCAGAGTTAGAAGAGGAGGTAGCAAACTACCACATCAACAACATTAAGAACGGCTTATCGCCAAGTATGTTGATTAACTTCAACAATGGTGTACCAACGGAGGAAGAGCGTGAACTTATAGAGAGACGAATCATACAGAAGTTTAGCGGTTCATCTAATTCTGGTAAGTTCATCTTGGCATTTAACGATAACAAGGAGATGGCTGCAAGTATTGAGCCTGTACAGTTATCGGATGCAAGTGAGCAGTACCAATTCTTGGCAGACGAGAGTATGCGTAAGTTGATGGTAGCCCATAGGGTTACTTCACCTATGTTGATGGGTATTAAGGACAATAGTGGGTTAGGTAACAATGCTGATGAGTTGAAGACTGCAAGTCTCTTATTCCACAACACGGTTGTTAGACCTATTCAAGAGTTGATATTAGATGCTATTGATGACATCCTTGCAGTGAATGAGGTGAGCCTCAACCTATACTTCAAGACTTTGCAGCCTTTAGAGTTGCAGATTGATATGGCAGAGGAAGTAAAAGAGGAGTTGAGTAGCGACTGCGGATGCAAAGACGAGTTGAAGGATGCTGATGACCCTTGTACGGAGGGTTATGAGATGGTAGGTATGAAGATGAAGAACGGCAGAAAAGTACCGAACTGCGTACCTATAGAACAATTAAGCGAGGATAGCCGCCCTTTTCTTGATGACGAGTTAGCCCACGAGATGTTAGATGCATTGGCTGACTTGGGTGAGGAAGAGCCAGAGGGCTATGAACTCATTGATGCAGAGATTGTAGGAGACGATGAACCAGAGGAGTTTGATACTGAAGAATACCTCAATGGATTAGTCAACTTATCCGCTACACAAGACAGTAACCAAGACTCCGAGATATACAAGGTAAGATACAAGTATGTGAAGGGTACAAAGAAGACTTCTAAAGGCTCTTCTCGTGCTTTCTGCAAGACTATGTTATCTCAAAAGAAATTGTACCGCAAAGAGGATATTGGGCAGATGTCCGCAAGAGGTGTTAACAAGAGCTTTGGACACAAGGGTAGAAACTATTCTTTGTTTAAGTACAAGGGTGGTGTAAACTGCTACCATAGATGGGAGCGTAGAATCTACAAGAAGAAAATGAAGAAGAATGGTGAACCTTATGGTGGCGATGCCCTACGAGGAACTAAATATGTTAATGTTAACCAAGCGGTAAGAGCAGGATTTAAGCTACCTAAAAACCCTAAAGAGGTATCTACTGCACCGATTGATATGCCAAGACAAGGGCATCACCCTAATTACGGAAAATAATGGCAAAGGTTTTATTCATAAAAAGAGACGATTTAGTACGCAATAGCGTAATCTCTGGAAATGTAGACTCCGATAAGTTCTTGCAATTTATAGAGATTGCACAGGAGATACACATTCAAAACTACTTGGGTACAAAGTTGTACGATAAGTTGCGTGAAGACATCATAGCAGATACACTACCTGTTGCTTATGCAACTTTGTTAGATGACTATATTCAACCTATGTTGATCCATTGGGCTATGGTAGAGTATTTACCTCACGCTGCCTATACGATAGGTAATGGAGGTGCTTACAAGCACACGGCAGAGAACAGTATAGCGATGGAGAAGAACGAGGTGGACTTCTTAACGAACAAGCATAGAGATATAGCTGAACACTACACTCGTAGGTTTATAGACCATATGGCTTTTAACAACGCAAACTATCCCGAATATAATGCAGCAACGAATGACGATGTGTACCCAGACAAAGATGCGGTCTTCAACGGATGGCAGTTGTAAGAAACGCTACGAACCAAAGGCGGTTAACTTAAAGAGGCTTGAGAACCTCGTAAAAAAATTAGAGAAGAATGGCTAATACTATAAATTGGGGAAAGATATATGAGTCTACCTATTGGGGGAATACTGACAATAATATAAGTTGGGGTAAGGCATATGCTGATTTAGCAGGAGTTGTTCCTGCATTAGTAAGTGAGTTTGTATCAAGGGTAGAGGCAGATGGAGGTAGTGTTGAGTCTACTGAATGTATGTCTACTGATTTAACTTTCCTTGTAAATAATCCAGAGCCTTCTGCATTTGATGCTGACTACCAAGCGATATTAGACAGGTCAACTGCTTTAGGCTACACCGCACCAAGTGCAACACAACAAACCTTGCAAAATACGCTCGTTACTGATTTAAAAACTGCGGGTGTTTGGGATAAGTTAGATGTGTTCTATGTGTTTGCTACGGATGGCGATAGTGACTTTGCGACATTGAATTGGAAAGCACCGAGCAGTCATCAAACAACTAAAGTGAATAGCCCTACATTTACA